TGCCAGTAACCCCATTGACTGCAACGTTTGAAAGCGTTTTTTGCCAGCCTGTGTCGTTATCAATTTTTGCTCGTAAACCTAGTGCACGGGCTGTGGCTTCAAATGTTGAGCTGGTGTTAGTCGCTGTATCAAAACCTAAAAAGTCGGGCCAAATGACCATCGCTTCACGTGCGCCAAACGTTTGACGATAAGCTTGAACTTCTTCTTTGGTTTCACATCCATTGCCAGAAATATAAGCAAAGCCACGAAGCTTTTGTGCCAATTCAATGAGTGCAACAGATACAGCCGAAGTATCGAGACCAGGAATACCCAAAATTCGCGGTTTTACGCCTAGCTGTGCTTCTGCTGCAAGCAAGGCTTTCATACCTGTGTATTTACCGTTGACTGAACCACCGATGATGGCCGACGTCTGTTCTGCGGCATCCGTCTTTTGTTCGACACGAACCACAATGGTTGCAGGATTGGTTTGATCTGCAATGGCCTGTAGTGAACGTGCCAATGTACCCTGTTCGCCTGCTTTATCTAGTGCAGCTTGCACATTGGTTAAAAGTACTGGTGTGTTTAATGGAAATTTTGTTGCGTCAGCATCGGATGCTGTACAAACCATGCCGATGACTGAACTTGATACTGTACGAATTGGACGGGTTCCGTCATTGAGTTCTAAGACTCGGACTCCGTGATGATAATCTTGAGCCATAAAAATAGCCTGTTTTCTGGTTGGTTTTCAGATCACAGGCTTACAAATTTAATTAAGATTGTCTTTTTAATGAGTTTGTATATAAGTTATATACAAACTCATAGAGTCATCGCGTAACGCCACATTTCATCAACTTGTTCATTTGTCAGATTCAAAATACTCAGCATGTATTTAACTGAGTCGTTTGTACGCTCAAACTTTTCTGATTCGTTGTATTCGATTTCAATGCGAGTCTTTAGTGCTTGATCTTCAATGCCTGCAATCGACTGTTCGACAGTTTCAAGTAAATTATTTTGAAGTAATGCAAGTTTGAACTGTCGACGTGTGAGAGCTGCAAATTGTTTGTTATCAATTTCTTTTTTCTTTTGTTCATCGATATAGATCATGCCATTTCTCCGATACCATCGGTCAGATCAGACTCATCTACTGTCCACGCATCACGATATTTTGTATCAGTTGGTAGTTCAGAATCATCAATGATCTTAAATTTCTTGCCCAGAGGCACATGTTTTGGAGCCTCTTCAGCAATGTTCGATTCATCAACGAGTGATACGATTGCAATGACATTATTTTCTTGTAAATAAATAATTTTCATCATTAAACCTCAATACATAATAGCTAAATTAACGTAAGTTGGGTTATAAGTACCTGCTGTGTTATCACCACCCCAACTACAGTTAATACAAAACGACCACTGACTCGGTAAGTTGTTCGAATCATCCCACATATTCACAGCAGCACCAGCAGAACCACGCCAACTAGCCATACCAACAACTGCATAATTTGCATCTGGAGCAGCTTGACTTAAGTTGATTCTGTAAACGCCACTACCAAGCGAAGTAACACTTGAAATTCCTGAAGACTTCCTTATTGAGCCGTTACTCATATTGAAGTTGATAAATGCACGAACTGAGTTGTTAGGAGTAGTTTCAATGTTGATGTTTCCAGATCCATCAAAATTAGCATTTCCTGATACTGCGCCAGTTATAGCGATGTTTCGAGCTGTCTTTAATTTCGATGCAGAATCTGCATTTTTTCCAGAATAATACCAACCACCCCATGATTGACCACTATCCCACGATTGACGAACAGCAAAGAAGACGTCATTGCTGCCTCCAGTCAGATGAGGAAAAAACACTTGCGCTATTGCAGCACCTGATCGATAAACCTGTAAGAATCCATAGCCATATATTCCTGCAAGACCATCATTAGATGAACACACATATACACCCGCAGTTAAAGCTGCATTCAGTTGTGATTCATTTCCGATACCCCCATTCAACCTTTGTTCAGCAGTAATGGTAATGGCTTGTGTGCCATCAAAAGTAACACCATTGATTGCTCTTGAGTTTTGAAGCTTAGTTGCTGTTGCTGCATTACAATCAATTCCGTTCGAATTTAATCGAGCAATGACATTGCCATTTTGTGCATTAATGAAATTAAATATCCCGCTATATACCGCAAGATTCATTCGATCAACACCAGAACGCCCCATATCAATGTAATGATATGAATCTGAAGCAACCATGCCCGTTGTCGTGGTTATATTGCCTGTAACATCATTGGTTCCGTCAAAATCAAGCCCAAAAATTTTCCGAGTATTTTTAAGTTTGGTAGAACTTGCGGAGTTTCCTGATATATCGGAATCTGTAAAAGCAAATTCTTTTTTATTCAGATAATCAATTGTGCTATCTGTTCTAACGACGCAACTGATCAGTTTTGTTCGACCAGTCAGAATATCAGTTGAAATAATAAATGTTCCACCATCTATCTGAGATGAAACTAAGCCAGCAGCATACTGGGCAAGAAATTTACCACTGCCGTTGTCAAAAAATGCCGTCGATTTATCTTTGTAATACTGAATAAAATCTGAATCATTACTAAAAGATGTTTGTTCTATTGCAAGTTTCTTAGCTGCGACAGCAGTTGCTGTTTTATCAAGTTTATCTGCACTCAACTGTTGTCGAATTGATCTAGGCACATAATTGTCGTTATATGCAATCGGTTGAACCGTTTCGCCATTTAATGAATATGAGGCAGTTCGAATAATTGGAGTGCAGCCTTTGGCCACATAAACATCATATTTTGTGCCACCACGAGCATAGAAGACTGCATTCGAGCTTGCCCCCATCTGACTGATGCTGAGAATGGGAGATTGTGAACTCCAAATATATCCAAAAGAGTTAATATTACGA